CCTGAAGCCAAAGATTTTCTCTGTGATACCATAAATCGTATGTTCTATTCTTTTGATATATGGTCCGAGCATCACATGGTACCTAGGGCTCCGTGGAGAGATGCCCCTAGGTGCAGGGAAGAACTTCAATGTAAAGTTAACCTTCTCACACTTAACGAAGAAACTGATAAAAGAATCAGATCGACGGAAAGCACGAAGTCGGAGCGAAGCCAAAGCATTTGCATAGATTGTTCGCTGACGTCCTTGGTAACTGTCAACAAACGCTTGTTTGGACAGGGGGGAGACCGGCGAAACTTCCTTAGCAAATTTTTCGACAAACTCTTTACATTTCAGAGCAAAAATACCGGGTTTTGGTTTTGGAGGAGGCACAAAGCTCTCGCCCTCCTTTACATAGAACAACCTTTCTTTTATAGCCCTTTCACATGCATTGATGTCGCTATTGTAAGTCCTAAAATCCATTTTGGTGCTCAAAGGAGCCAAACAGAAATTATTTCTCACTTTTGGAGTCCCAAAGAGTTTAACGACCAGTAACTTGGGGTGGCTTGGGGCCGCAGAACGCGGTGACCACACCCCTGGTCGACTCTCTGGGCAACCTCAGTGCCCGGCCGTGGGCATGGTATAAGTCTTTCGACCTAACCAATTCCACAGCGTAGGGGCCTCGCGCGTGTAGAGTCCGTGATCTCTTCTGAAAATCTGGTCTCTGTACGACTGAGTGAGGGTCATCTTCATAGCTTCAACCTCATAGGGTGTCAGCATAAAACTGAATTCGACTGCCAAGGGGAGCAATTTCGCAATATCGCACTTCCTTACATCATTGAGAGTCATTTGCTTCACAATCCACTCTTTGACAACCGCGCGCATTGCTAAGTTATCATCTATGATGTTCAAGAAGATACGTGCCTGTTGGGCATAACGTTTTGCAACCCGAGGGTAAACCATTGGTTCGTCAAGGTCGAACACTCCAAGTTCTTCTTGACCTGCTTCCACAGCAGCAACAGCTTCCTCATGTTGTCCAACTGAAACCCAGTTGGCAGGTTTCCACCACCTTGCGATGGCGGAAAAGGTATTTTTGACTATATCAATCTGATAGTTGACACCATCGATCAAATTATCTTCGTATGTACGATCAAATTCGACTTTCTCTGGCTTGTCAGAAGAGAACTTCACATCCCAATCAGAAGTGATTGGCGGGTTTCCTTTCTCAAAAGTTGGGTCACCGTGTTCGATGTTAGGTTCATAATTCAACTCGTCATCTAAAACTTCGCTAGCTTCTACTGCTACATCTGCTATCACTTGTGCAGGTTCAGTAATTTTACTTTTCT